GCGCAACTGCGCTAAACGAGGGCTTCCGCAATGGCTGATCCGACCAGTGCATTGAACTATGACGACATCTGCAAGGAAGTCGCCAATTACATCGGCTGGGGGCGCACCGCCTACGCCAGTTTGACGAAGGCGCAGCAGACCGAAGTGGACGCGCACATTCAGGCGGGTCTGCGCGAGTTCTACACGCCACCGCTACTGCCGGGTCAGCGCGAGACGCACGAATGGAGCTTCCTGAAACCGTGGACCACGATTGTCTTGTGGTCCACGGCTTCGGGGACCGTGACGGGTGTGGCTGGTGCCAGCACTACGACGCTGACGGCCACGACTTCGATCTTCTACCCGTCGATGATCGGGCACTCCGTCGTAATCGCCGACACTGGGACGTTCACCGTTACTGGCTACACGTCGGCCACAGTGATTACGGTGTCCGGCGACGCGACGTGCGTGGCCAAGGCCATCAGCATTGCTGCGGACGGCGACTACCGGTTGCCGGACAACTTCGGCGGCATCATCGGCTTCCTGTACTTCGAGCCAACGACCGGCTACCCGCCAGTGGCCGTCTACGGCGAGGGCGAGATCATGCGCTCTCGCATGTCTCACACGTCTCCCGGGCGGCCATTGCGCGTCGCCATTCACCCGGCAGCGTGCGACGGCACGACTGGTCAGCGGTACGACATGCAGGTGCATCCGACGCCCGACACCAACTACACGATGCACTACCGGTACATCGTGCAATTGGACAAACTGGCGACGGGAAAGTACCCGCTTGGTGGTCCGGCGCATAGTCAGACCATTCTCGCCGCCTGTCTCGCCAGTGCGGAACTCTACAAGAACGACGCGCGGGGTGTGCACTACGCGGAATTTATGACGCGCTTGGCTACGAGCATCGCGCATGACCGCAAAACAACTTCGCCCGCGTTCATGGGATACAGCGGCGACTCGTCACAGCGACCGGCCGTGTTCGAGCGCGCCGCTGGTCTTTACTACAACGGAACTAAGATCACATAGGGAGAACCCTATGGCTGGTGGATATGGATTAGGGGCAACAACCGCGTCAGTGCAAGCGACTGGCAATAACCCGACTGCCGGGGACCTGGACCAGACCTACACGTTCAGCGTGCCGCAGAAGAAAGTGGTCGTGTGGAACCACCCCGACAGTGGCATCGACATGAAGGTTATCTGGAACGGCACCACGGCCGCTGCGGGTGTCTGGGATGCAATCCTGGAGCCGGGCGATGCGGTGTATAGCCCGTCAGGGCTGCACATTGCCAACCTGTCGGTCCATTTCTCTGGCGCGGGGACGCTCGGAACCGACTTCGCTATTCGCGGTTGGGACTAAGGAGAATCGAAATGGGTCAACATCGGATTATGAATGACATTACGGTGGCGGCACGCCACAACCTGGGTCCACCTGATTTCGGCACTAAAGGGATCAAGGCTGACGTGATTGCGTTGGCTGACGGCAAGTCGCTGATTCTCGGCACCGACTCAGACGTGTCGATGAACTGGAACGGCACGTATCTTGTGGGTGGTTCCGGCATGTGGGCGGGCTGTCCCTCGCCCGCTGACCCGGCGTATCACTCGCTGGTTCACGAATACTTCAACGACTTTCGTGCTCTTACGGCCGACCTCGACGTAGTGAACGAGTGGACCGTTACCGAAGATGACGCCGCATGTACCCAGGCGATCAGCGTGGACGCTGTGTGTGGCGAGTGCCTGCTGACGAACAAGGCCGCCACGGATAACAACGCGCAGCAGATCAACCTGGCGCAGGAAACGTTCAAGCTGGCGACTGGCAAAAAGCTGTGGTTCGAGGCGCGACTGAAGACGGCGGCGGGTGCGAAAGAAATCGACTTCGCGGCTGGCTTGATCGCGGCTGAGGACCTGACTGGTGTAACGGACAACATGCCCGCCAATGGCATCGTCTTCCACAAGGATGACGGCGACGCCAATCTGGATATCTCCAGCAGCGACAATGGCACCAACCTTCAGACGGAGGCGGTTGCAACATGGGACACCAACTATCACATCATCGGCTTTTACTTCGATGGCGGCGCGACCGGACAGGCCACGATTACGCCTTACGTGGACGGCGTGGCTGGCACACCCATCAGTGCGGTCACATACGCCACGATGTCTGAGTTGGCGCCGTTGTTCATGGTGCGCAACGGCGACGCAACCACTACTCAAACCATGACCATCGACTATGTGAAGGTGGTCCAGTTGCGGCAGGCTATGTGAAGGTGGTCCAGTTGCGGTAGGGCTGAACATGCCGACGCGACAAGTTGAGTTGCAGTTCCCGATTGCTGGTCTGGATCGGGCCTGGCCCTACCAGAGCCAGCCACCGTTCTCGACCCCGGATGCGCTCAACGTGCGTCCGTTTGATACACTTGAAGGCCGAGGGCGCGGTGGTTCGCGCCCTGGCCTGTATCGCTATGGTCGCCCTGCCACGGACGGGAAGCCACTCAATATGCTGGGGCAGTTGCACTACGTCAGCGCGGCCGGACGGCAGTTCTGGCGTGACGACTTCGATGGCACCGCGCTGGGACCGAACTGGTCCTCACAACACACTACGATCACCGACAGCCTGATAATGATGCACCACGCCAGCACTCCGTGGCTGACGTACCAGCAAAACAGCGCGCTCTTGCCAGCGGAGTCGCCGACCAAGGCGTTTATGGTCGAGTTGTTGTGTGTGCCACACGAGGGGTCCTACGCGGCCGAATATCAGATCGTGGTGTGCGTTGACCCGTCTGATCCTGATCCAGAAACAGACGGCATTACGATTACGTTTAGAATTGACAGCGATGGCCACTGGTCGGGTACGTGCCAGCAGTATGTGGCGGAGGTTCTGACGCATGACTACACGCTGACGGCTGGGGAAACGGATACCGCGTGCTACCCTGGCTGGCTGCGCGTTAAAGTGATGCCGGGCACGAGCAAGATTGACGTCTGGTGGAACGGTGACGTGATTCTGTCGAATCAGGCGATTACCGCACCGACAACAAACATCGGCTGGGGGTTTGGTGGGCGGGCGATGAGCGGGGGCTACGCGAACATCGACGCTGTGCGCTACATCTGGCAGCCGGAAGCCGCTACGCCGATTCCGCAGGTTGGCTTGATTGCAGCGGCGAACGGGACGTGCTATCGGACCAACTGGTTAAACAACTGGGAAGCCATGACCGGCGTTAAAGTCTCGCCGACCGAGATGCTACAGGCTGCCGAGCACGGCGGGAAGTTGTATATTGCAGATCACGGAGTGGGCACGATTTCCGGGGAAAACGCCTATCTTCTCTGCATGCCAACGTACATTTTACTTACTGACGACGTCACTGCACCCTTTGCGTCCGTTACGACTAGCGATTTTGTGGTTATCACCGCCTCAAGCACCGGGCAGTGGCGCGGTACGTACCCAATCCTGGAAGTAATGGACGCAAGCCATTTGAAACTAGATGGAAAACTCCCGTCTTTGCCGTCAGACGCGTTCGTGTCGTACAGCATCGCCAATGCACCGCGTGTTGCAAATTTAAACCTAGGAACGGTCGCTGTGTGGACAGCCACAACAGGGTCGGTGCCTGCCAACTGCCCGATCATCTTCGCCTACGCCGACCGCATCGTGCTTGCGGGCTCTCCGCCTGAGTTCTGGTACATGAGCCGCAAGGGCGATCCCTACGACTGGAACTCGGGGATCGAACTGACCGACGATCCAGCGGCAGCCGTTTTTGGCACACTCGCAGATGCGGGGCAGAGGGCAGGAGCGATTACAGCGGGGGTCGCGTTCTCGGACGATTACGCGATTCTGGCGACCGCGACGCAAATCTGGATCATGCGTGGCGACCCTGGCTACGGCGGCAGTTTGGACTGCGTGAGTCGCACGGTAGGTATTGTGGGGCGGTTCGCGCTGTGTCAGACGCCAGAACAAGAGCTGGTGTTCCTGAGCCGTGACGGGCTGTATCTGCTGGCGCCTGGTGGCTCGGCGTACCCGGTGCCCTTGTCGCGCGACAAGTTGCCCCTGGAATTACGCGACCTGTCGTCCGACCGCTACACCGTACAGATGGCGTACGACGTGCGCGATCGGGGCGTACATATCTTTATCACGGGAAATCCCGCACTGGATGGGGTGCCAACCGGCGATCGTTCGCACTGGTGGTTTGACTGGCCGACGAAATCGTTCTGGCCGGTGACGTTCGATTCGCACGACTATGATCCGGCTTCGCTGCTGACGTTTGAGGCTGGTGACGCGCGCGAGGCGGGTCCGTTACTGGGCTGCGCGGACGGCTACATTCGTCAGTTCTACCGCCGGGCCGAGGGCGATGATACAGCCAGGATGACGAACTGGGTCTACTACGGCCCGATTCGGCTCGGCCCCAACGGCTACGACGGCATTCTCCACGAGATGATCGCGACACTTGGCGAGAACAGCGGCCCGGTCGCATGGGAGGTCTATGTCGGCGACACGCCACAGGACGCGATCAGGGCGGCCAAGGCTGGTACGGTGAGCCCGGCGGCGACGGGCACCTGGAGCGCTGAGGGCCTGAATTACAACACGCTCGTGCGGCGGCGTGGCGCGGCGATGATTCTGAAGTTGAAGAATGACACGACGACGTATCGGCGCTGGACGGTCGAGAACCTGATTGCTCGCATTCAGCCGGGCGGACCTGTGAGGAAGGCATGATTCGCACGTCCGTCAACAGTCTTCAGGAGGTTCGCCAATCGCTTCAGGACGTTGACCGTTATTTGCGGCAGATGCGCGACTACCAGCGGTGGCGCGTTGTGCCGGCCAAGATGTATACGGCCGTGCCGGTGTCTACATCTGTCATTGAGATGCGCGATACGAGCTGGATGGCTACGGGGCTGCCAATTCGATTCACGGTGGGCGGCGTCACTTACTACGCCATCATTATCGCCCTGTCCGCAGGTGCGTCAATCACGCTGCGTGGTCCGTCGCTGGGTGCGGCTGCTTTGACGAAGCTGGAAGTCGGGCGACCAGAGATGATTGTTCAGCACGACTTCTTTGTGGCTGGTGCGTATGGCGATGGCGTGGCGGATTTGCTGGGGACAGACGCTCACACGGCGTATCAATGGGAACGGAGCACCGCCTATCTCGTGATGTTTTCGGCGCACCACAACGCGAACGATACGGGGGCCGCACAGCCGAAAGTGAACATCAAGGTGGATGGTGCTCTCGTTTCCACCAACGACAGCAATAAAGGCGTGCAAGTGACGACGGGATGGGTTCATAATCCGGCGGCAGAAGTCAGCACGGCTAATTACCAGACCGTCCGCGGTGATGCGATTGAGGTTCGCTGTACGGAAGCGGGAACAAACGGCAATGCCACAGACCTGACCGTGTGCTGTCTGTGGGTGCTTGAATAGGAGATCGAGAATGCCTATCGACTATACGGACTACTCCGGCGGGTTTAATCCTTACAGCAACCCGGTTACGCGGCTTTTGTCCATTGGAGGTGTGATCGGCAGCTTACTGCCGGGCCCACGGGGTGCCTTGCTTGGTCGTGTGCTCGACGCAGCGGCAACCACACAGGGCCAGTACCAGCAGGCGGAAGCCTCACAGCAACAGCTTGATCGGATCATGCAGCTCAACAATGAGATGCGGGACATGGGCAACGACGCCTACGGCCAGATGATCCAGAACGCGCAGAACTACAACCAATATCTATACGGGTCGCTTGGCGGGCCGATGGGCTTCAATCCGGCGTCGATGGGCTACGGCGGCGCGACGGGCACGGGCGGCGCGACAGGCGGGGGCGTCGGTGGTTACAGTCCAGACCCGAACGACCCCTGGGCGACGATCTACGGTGCCCAGAGCAAGATGTATCAGGACTGGAACAACTCGGCAAACACGCCGATCAATTACATGAACCAAGCGCTCGGCGAACTGAGCAACGCCGGGACCGCCCAACGGAACGAGATCGAACGCGGCTTCCAACAGGGCCAGTCTACAGCGCAACAAGCAATGGCCGCGCGTGGGCTGACGAACACGAGCGCGTACGGCAACATGCTGGAAGGCTGGGGGCAGCGCAAGGGCCAGGCGCTGGCTGGGCTTGAAGGGCAGTTGGGCCAGATGCGGAAGGACGTCGTCAGCCAGTTTGCGCCGCTGATCTACGGGGCACAGGCGACGGCGCTGAGCAACATGGGCAACGCACTCGCCACCTATCAAAACGCGGCGCAGGGGCAGGCCAGCTCGGCGTACAGCATTCCACAAAGCCTTATTGGCAGCAAGCTTGGGTTTGATACTGGGCTGGCGACAAACGCACAGAGCGTGCTGGGCGGGATGAACCTGATGCCACCCGACTTAGCGGCTGCTGGACAGCGGCAGGAGGGCTACGGGTACGGCCACGGCATGCAGCAGGCGTATCAAGCGTCCCAGCCGGGTTGGCTCGGCGGGGCACTTGGCGCCGGAACCGGTGCCGTCGCCGGTGGAGCACTTGGTTCAGCCCTGTTGTGGCCCACGCTCGGACCGTTGGCAGCCATTGGAACTGGTGCCGCGCTCGGCGGGCTTGGTGGCTACGGAATCGGCCACTCGTTCGACTAAAGGAGCGGTGTTATGCCAATTTCGTTTTACTACGAACCGCCGTTCACCGTTCAGGCCCCGGCGTACTACCGCACGGGCAAGGCGAAGGCGCTGAGCGAGCGAATGGCGCGCGAAGCGCAGATGCGGGCGCAGCAGCGCTCTATCGGCGCCAATCTCGGTGGGCAAGTGCTCGGCATCGGCGCGAACATGATGCAGGGGGCGTTGCAGCAGCAGTACGCGATGGACCGCATGGCAGCCGAGCAGCAGTACGCGACGGACCGCATGGCAGCCGAGCAGCAGTACAACCTCGACCAAAGCGTGTGGCCGCTCGGCTTCCAGAACTTCGGCCAGTTTACACAAGCAGCGCAACAAAAAGGCATGAGTCCACAGGACTACATGACCTGGCTGACGGCTGGCCGTGCCGGTGCTCGGACCCGCGCTGTCGGCCAAGAAGAGATCATGCTTGGTTTGCAGCAGCAGGCCATGCAGGAGGCGATGCCGCAACTCCAGGCGCTCGAACAAGCGGCGATGGCGGGCGCGGTCCAGCAGCAGGTTCCGGTGACCACGATGGACATGATCCAGCCGATCAGCCCTGGCGGCGCGCTGGACAACATCATCAAGTCGTCGTCGGGCGCGATCGCACAGAAGGCGCAGACACTTAAGAACGCTTTTGTCAACACGATGATGGACCCCGGCCTTGGCGCGGCCGAGAAGATGCAGGCGCTCCAGCCGATCATGCGCGACATTCAGCAGTTGGGCGGGCTGGTGCAAGGGCAGGCTCCCCTGAACTGGCAGACGATCCAACAGAAGGGGCTGGCGGGTCCGGTTGAGAACATGCCCAATATGCTCTGGTCGGTGGACAAGGGCGGCGTCGTGAAGTTCACGCACGTTCCACAAGAAACACCTAACATCAACTTCGCTGATCCGCAGCAGGTCGCATCTGTTGTGACGCAACTGCCGAACGGCACTTACGTCGCCAAGAAGGGTGTTACGATTCAGCAGCCCAAGACGAACGAGCCACAGATCGACCTCACGCAGCCTGGAGCGATTGAGCAGCACGTTCAGATGTTGCCGGACGGTACGATCGTCACCACGAAGGGTGTGAGTGTGAATCGACCCAAGGAGCAGCCCAACCAGAACGCGCACCCGTTCATGGCGATGAAACCGGCTGAGCGTATGGACGATTTCGTGAAGTTCTGGAAAGCGCTGCCCGCCAAGGAAACCAAGCCGAATGCCAACCCGCTGGGCCCGCCGATCGAAGTGCCCTACACGCGCGACGAAGCGCTGCAAATGTGGTACGAGACGATGGACGGCATCCAGCAGGAAGCGAATCGTCGAATGGGCATGGCACCGACTCCCGCGTCGCAACCGGCAGCACAGCAAGCCGGGCCACAGCAGTATCAAGTTGGAGCCGTGTACAACGTCCGTGATAAACAAGGTGTTGTGCGGCAGATGCGATGGGACGGGACCAAGTTTGTTGAGGTTCAGTTGTGAGCGATCCGTTCACTTTGACACCCGATCAGGTTGTGACAGTCGAGCCGGTCGCGTTGTCGTTGGATCAGGTTGCATCGGTTGAGCCGATAACACCTGCGCCCGCCCAGCGCTTCACCGCCCAAGAGGCGAGCAAGCCGCGTGGTTTGTTGCAGCCCGGTAACATTGACCTTGCCGCCCAGCCGCGCGTCTTTCACGACGGGCAGGTGAGCACAGTTGCATCCCGCAGTTTTCGCGACGACCAAGGCCGGGAAGTGCTTATCCCGACTGTGGCCGCAGACGGAAGCCGGATGCTGTCGGACAAAGAAGCGTGGGAACAGTATCGTCGCACCGGTAAGCACTTAGGCATGTTTGAAAGCCCGGAAACCGCTGACATCTACGCCGAGCAGTTGCACAACGAGTACGCGGCGGGGAAGTACGGAAGTTTGCAGCCCCAGCCCCGCTTCACCGCCCAGGCGGCCGGTGACTTCGTCCAGCCCGACCCGCGTTCGTTCATGGTTTCGCCGGGCCAGATGACAGCGGATGCGCGGGCCAGTGGACTGTCGCTCTCGCCCGAGTCGGCACAGAAGCTGGCTGAGGCAATCGAGGACGCGCGCAAGCAGGAGCCGGTGGAGGGCGAGCGCGTGGTCGAGAAGACGCCGTTCGCGGGTGGCATCTATGGTGCGCATCAAAGCTGGATCGCCATGCGCGGAGCCAAGAACATCGCGGCCGGGCGCGGTGAGAACGAGGATTACGCGGCACTGGCGCAGTTGATAGTCAAGCGAGAGCGCGATGCGCAGCGGCAAGCCGAGATGGGCACGCTCGGTCGGATCGTGGACCTCGCGACGTCGGTGCCGGGGTACGCAGCGGAGTTCATCGCGACGGGTGGAGCGTTTACGGTTGGAAAGGGAATGGTTCAGCGCGCCGCTTTGAAGCTGCTGGAAAAGCAGGCTGAACAAACGGCGGTACGGGTCGGCGTGAAGGTGGCCGGTGGCGCGGCAGGGGCAGCGCTTCAAACGGCCGCAGTGGGATCGCAGCGAATCGCGCAAAACGCAGTCGAGAACATGGCACCCAAGTTGGGGCTGACCCAGGACGAAGCTGGTCGATTGCAACTCATCTTGCTGGACGAAGGCGACGGGTTCGCAGAAGCGGTGGGAAAGGGGTACTGGAAAGAGTACATTCAGACCGCATCCGAGCGCACGGGCGGCATCATTGGCAAGCTGTTGGGCAAGATTCCCGGCGCGGCCAAGTTAACGGGGCTCAAAGCAGCAATTGTGTCTCAGTGGCTCAGCAAGCCCGGAAACACGGTTGGCAAACTGGCAACTTTAGCGAGTAAGGCACAATGGCACGGCGTTCTACCCGAAGTCGGCGAGGAGTTGGTCGCAGAGGCCGCCGAAGTCGGAACCGGCCTAAAGGACGAGTGGCAGATCGGCCCGCAGCAGACGCTGGAGATGGCGGCAGCGTTCAGCCTGTTCCCGATGGCGGGCGCGGCAGTTCGGGCGACGGGCAAGGCGTTGAACCTGATGCAGACCAATCCCGAGGCCGCGCAGGCGCTTGCGCAGGGGGCCGAGGCGAGCCGCGCAAACGTACCGGGCGTTGAGTCGCGGGAAGAGCGGGAAGCGGTTGCGGATGCGGTGAAGGCGCTGGCTGAGGAGCAGGCGAGCACGGCACAAGAGCCAGCCCCCCACGCCCAGCCCCAGCAAATCCATGACATGTCACCGCCCCAGCCGGAAGCGGCGAGCGCCCAGACCCCCAGCGCCACGCCGGCGGGAGTCCAAGTAACCGCCCCTGAACTCCAAGTAGCCGAATCAGCACCAAATCTGTCCGATATGACCCTCCCCGACCTGCGCAAAATGGCGCAGTCGCTCGGCGTGAAGGGGTATAGTGGGAAGACAAAGGCGGCGGTGATCGGGATGATTGAGGAACGGAACCGCCGACAACCACCGACACAACCGCCGACAACCACCGACACGTCACCGCCCGCGCGCCCTGACCTCGCCAACCCGCTCGTTGCGCCCGAGGCCCGCAATCTCGTGGATCGGGTGGACGCGGCTCGAACGGCGGCTGGGAAACCGGAACGGCGGGCGGACGTGGCGGTGTTCCAGGCGGCGACGGAACGGGCGCAGGCGGACCCCGAGGGTGTGCGGCGACAGCTACTGAATGCAGCAGACCAAGGCACTGTGATGGCGGACGTTGATACCGTGGCTGCCCGGCAGGTGCTTGACCGCGATGCGTTGACCGCGCTCCAGTCCGGCGATCCAGCGGCGCTGCAACAAGCAATCGACCTGAACGACGCCTACCGTCGTACCGGAACCGAGGCTGGGCGCGCCTTCCGCCAGCGCCGGGATTGGGTCGAGACACCGGAGCAGCGGTTTGCCCGAACCTTGGCCGACGCGATTCTTACTCCACCACAGAAGATGGCCAAAAAGATCGATAAGGCCCGCGCGTCCGGTAACGGCGAACAGGTCAAGCAGGCACAAAGAGAATGGGCCGACCGCGTGCAGGGCCTCAAGGACCAACTCGCGAAGGACGGTATCGACCTGGGCGACGTACAGGGCTTAGCGCAAGATCGGGTGAAGGGCATGCGAGCGCTACGCGCCATTCAAGCGTACAAGGCTGACACATGGGACAAGTTGTACGAGTTCTGGCGCAACGCCATTCTTTCGGCTCCAACTACGCATGCAGCCAACTTAATCGGCAACTTCGGGCATGCGACTTGGCATTTCGCAGCGGAACGATTGGCCGAAGCCACCGCGAACACGTTTGCACAGCGACCGACCGGCGCGCAGTGGGGTGAATTCAAGTACATGCTTCAGGGTATGCTGCCGGGCCTGTCGCAAGGTGCCCGGAACTTCCTCTTGTCATGGAAGACCGAGACACCGTACTTCGAGCAATCGCTGGGACGGGAGGGGACAAGAAAAATCGAGGAGTCGGGCGTCGCCATCGGCGGCACGAAAGGGCGAATTGTTCGCATGTTCGGCGACCGACTGTTGGTTGCGTCCGACGAATTGGCAAAGACGCTGTTCGCCCAAATGGACGTGGGCACGCGCGCGTACCGCATTGCCAAGGCCGAAGGTTTAACGGGCGAAGCACTGTCACGGCGCATCCACGAACAGGTTATCGACACGAACTCAGAAGCATGGACACAGGCGATAGCGACGGCGCGTGAATTGACGTTCCAGCAGCAGCTAGGTAAGGCGGGCCGCACAGCGTTGCATATCCGCCGTGAAGTTCCTGGCTCGCGCTACGTTCTGCCGTTCATTACGACACTAGCCAACATTTTCAAACTCGGCGTGCAAAAGAGCCCGCTTGGCATTTTCAAGCTCTTGAAGTCGTTTTACAAAGCCGACCGTTCGGGTGATTGGTCAAGCGTGACGCCGCTGATGGCCCAGCAGATGATCGCGTGGGGCATCATGTTGGCACTGCTCAGCAATGATCCGGACGATCCATGGATTACTGGCGCAGCGGACGAATTACAGAAAGGACCGCGCGAGCTGGCACGACGCGCATTCCCAACGCAATCCGTCAAAATCGGCGGGCGCTGGTACAGCTACTCGCGTGTGGAACCGTTTGCGACGGCGCTCGCGCTGGCGGTTGACATAACGGACGGCCTGCGTGGGCGCAAGGGGGTGCGCGCTATCACGACCCCGCTCTACAGCTTGATCGGCCAGATTCGGTCCAAGACGTTCCTCTCAGGCATCAGCGACATTGTTGAGGCCGTGGACAGCGAGAAGCCGGAACAGGCTATTGCAAAGTGGGCGTCGAGTTTTGCGATAAGCTGGATGCCGAACATTGTGCGATCGGGTGCGCGTGCAGCGCAGGACACGTTCCCGAACCGTCGCGTCTTTGGCAAGGGCAACGACTGGTGGGCGGGCCTCGGAAAACGCACGATAGAGCGGTTGGAAGTCACAGCGCCGATGCTGAGCACACCCAGCTACGACCTCTGGGGACGGCCAGCGCTCAGGCCCGGTAGTCCGGTTCCCGGAACCGATGTCGTGTGGCGCTTGATGGTCCCGATTGCAGCCAAGCCCGAGGACGTGTTCATCGGCGACCGCATCCTCATGGCTTGGAATCGCGAGCACCCGGACGACGAGAAGTACCCCGCGTTGCCGTCGCCGGTGTACACCATCGGCGGCAAAAAGCACTACATGACCGACGAGCAGTACGGCCAGTTTGTACGCCTGAGCGGGCAACTGGCGAAGATCAGCCTGGAGCGTGTGCTTGCGGCTCCCGAGTACGCGGAGTTCGCGGCCGGAGCGTCCAAGCCCACTGAGGCGCATATCAAGCTACTGGAGCGGATCATCGACCGCAGCCGGGACCGCGCCCGCGAAGCACTGACACGCTCCTGGCTCACGAACGAACCGCTCGACGTGGAAGCTGTGCTGCAACAGGTTCAGTCGCCGTAAGCCACGCGGTTGCGGGCGGTGTCAGCATGCGGCCGAAAAAATTTGTAAGGTTTTGCTTGCATCTTCTGATTTTCGTGTTATACTTGTGTGTACTGAGGTTCTACAGATGGCGAAGACAGCGAAAACGCGGTTCCTCCGAGTCTCGGATGAGGCCCACGCGATCCTGAAAGGGCTGGCCAGGCGGCACCACCGCAGCATGCGCGCGCAGCTTGACCTGATCATGCGGCGCGTGGCTAGGAAAAAGGCCGGCAGGGTTTGAGCGAGGTCGTGATGGTAGCGGGCTAGGTTTAGGACCGGCTGGTGGCCGTTCGACGGGTTCGATCTCGTCCCCGCTATTTGTAACAACGAACCACCAGGAGTGGCCGTCACTATTCCTGTGACGCGGTGGCGATTGCCGCCGGGGTAAGCCAGAGGCGAATGCCTGTGTACTGATGGGGAGTATCAGCGCTCCCAGCGCTGGTGCTCTGCGCATGAGGTACATGATGGCTGACCGGCAAGAACGAGGAGGATGGGCATGGCGACGGCACCTATTGCCATACCGATGTACAAGGTGGGAAAGCCAGGGCGGCTCCTGCGAAGTCCAGTCGTCATTCCGGCGGGGTCGCGCGTTTATCTCAAGGCGATCGAACGGCCAGATGGCAGCAAGCGCCACAGTCGCTTGCACCTGGTCGTCACGCCGCCTGAGCCGGCGGCGACATAGCGCTTCTCTCCTCACTATGCCCGGCTGGCGATTGCATCCCGGCCGGGCACTCCTTTTGGCTTCCTTCCCCTCCAGTGCGACCGGCCGGGTCGTGGTCTGCTCCCGCCCGGCCGGTCTGCGCTTTTTGGGGTTCGCATGATTGAACAAGTAACTGAATGGACACAGGTGGACGAAATGCCTCGCGGCAGAGAACTGCTAACCCACTCCCGCATGGCGTGCTTCAAGACCTGCCCACGGAAGCACTACTTCAAATATCTGTTGGGCCTGCGCCGGGCGCGCGTGGCGAAGCCGCTGCACTTCGGCCAGATGGTACACGCGGGCATCGACCTGATCGCCAAGGGCCGGCCGCTCCAGGCTGTCGGCGCGTTTTTGCGCCAGCAGTACAGAGAACCGCCCGCATGGTGCCAGAGCGAGGAAGACGTTGCTGCGTGGCGGCTTGAGGGCGAGCAGGTCATTCGGCTGGTCTTTGGGTACGAGTGGCGCTGGCGCGGTGACACGTCTGTCGTCATCAGTTCAGAGACGCGATTTGAGTTGCCGATTCCCGGCTGTCGCGTCTATCGCGTGGCGGGCCTGATTGACAAGGTGGTCACGCAGGAGCCGGTCGTATTCATCCGTGAGCACAAGACCACGGGCGACCAGATCAGCGTCGATTCCGATTACTGGAAGCGCGTCCGCATCGACACGCAGATCAGCTTGTACCTGTGGGCGGCGCGTGTCATGGGCTGGGAGGCGCGCGAGATTGAATACGATGTACTTCACAAGCCCGGCATCGCCCCTAAGAAACTGACCAAGGCAGAGCAGGTCGTGTTCAAGTGCGAGCGCGAGACGCTGGAAATGTACGGCAAGCGGCTGACCGACGACATCGGTTCCCGGCCGGACTTCTACTTTGCTCGCCAGCGCGTGCAGCGCCTTGACTCAGAAATCACCGAGTTTCTAGACGAGCTACGCATGATCGCGCGGGCGATGCGCGACGCTGAGCTACGAGGCAGGCACTTCCGCAACACGGACGCCTGCCAGCACCCCTACCGCTGTGAGTACCTGGACATCTGCCACGGCAATATCGACCTGTCGGCGGGCGTACCAGAGGGATTTGAAATTGTTGACTACGTTCACGAGGAGCTACTGAATGGCCGCGAAAGCGATGCCACCAATGGAAGCGCCGCCGGGGATGCCGGACATGCCGCCACCCCCGCCGCCGTCAGGAGTGACGGCAACGCCGCGAACCGCACTGAAGTTCAGCCGGGAGAAGCCGGTTGCGCCGCCGCCCAAGCTGGTGCTGATGGCGGTTGAGGGCTGGGGTAAGACTTCGTGCGGCGCATATGCGCCGGGCGCGGGCATCATCATGGCCGGCAACGAGACCGGCTATGTCACGCTCGCCGCTGGGGGGCGTGTGCCGACGATTCCGCACGTCAACGTCACGAGCTGGTCGGAAGTGCTTGGGACGATTGACGGGCTGATCGAGAACACCGAGGGGATCAAGCTGCTGGTTCTCGACGCACTGCTCGGATTCGAGCGGGCCTGCCACGAGCATGTCTGCCAGCGCGAATACAAGGGAGACTGGGGCGAGCGTGGCTTTACGGCGTTCCAGCGCGGCTATGAAGTCGCTTTGGACGACTGGCTTGAAATGCTGGCGCGGCTGGACGTGCTGAACAAGAAGGGCGTCGGAATTCTGCTGCTATCGCACGCCCGCGTTTCGCCCTTCCGCAATCCGCTCGGTCCTGACATCGACCAGTACCAGCCCGATTGCCACGCGAAGACCTGGGGGCAGACGGCCAAGTGGTGTGACGCGGTGCTGTGCGGCGTGTTCCGCGCCGTGC